ACATTGTATGGACTGAATGATCGGGTGTACAACAACCCCATCACGGCGGATCCTGCGGCCCTCGACGACTTCAACAGCTTCCTCACCAAGTTCATTAGCGACGAGGCACCCTTCTTCCTGCACTGTCCGATGTGTGAGAAGTACCACGACCCCCGCTCCCATCTCATGGCGTATGATGCTTGGAATTCGTCATTGCGGGTCAGTCGCAGAGTGGCCGCCTTGCATGACGAGGCCAAGCACGAAAACTATGTCGTAGGGGGCCAACAGCGCGACCACACTATCACGGCCTTTATCAAGCCCGACCCCACCTTCAGTTGCAATCCGTTGGGAGACGGTATTCCATCTGCGCCACGCATCATTATGAACGTGTCTCAAAAAGACCACACAGCAATCGGGATGTATTTCTATTGCCTTTCGAAGCTTATGGCTGAGGCATGGAACCCCGACTACTGGTTGTGCTACGCATCTGGCATCTCTCCCCAGGCCGCTGCCACGTTCACGACGGGGGCTACCCACTACGTCGGCGACGTGTCTCGCTTCGACCGTGGTCTCAACCAGGCAACACTCATGCGGCTCTTTCAGCTGCGTACCAAGGACGACTCGTGTTTGAGCGTCCAGCAAATCAACGTCCTCCGTGCCCAGTTGGCTACGACTGGAGTGACCATGAAGGGCGGGCACAAGTTCAAGTTCACGGGTCAACGCCGCAGCGGCGATGACAACACGTCTGTCGACAACACCCTTCTCAACATCGCAGCTCATGTTTGGGCAGTGTCGAGCTCACTAGGTCTGACTGTCGCCGAGGTATCCAAAACTTACAAATTCATCGCCCTCGGCGACGACATTGTCGTTTCTGGACCTATTGCCCTCCGCAAAGTCGATTTCAAGACCAAGTTGGCTGGACTTGGCTGGTCTGCCAAACCCAAATACACCGACGACGAACGCGACATCGAATTTTGTTCGAAATGGCGCTGGCCTGTCGCAGAAGGCCACATTTTTGCAAC